CTAACCCGCGCGTCGGCGAAGCTGTCGGGCCGCGTATCTCCGAAGATCACCGAGCGACCGCGGCGAACGACCGCGGATCTGCTTGCCGATCTCGCGATACTCGGACGTAGACAGGTCGACCACACGGACATAGAGCGTCCGCGGGTCAACGACGAGTTGTTCTGCGATCTCGCCGGGATCATCGGACCAGAGCAGCGCGTCGGCGAGTTCGGGAACGATGATCAGCCGGCGGGCGGCGATAGCGTGCACGCGCCGCTCGAGTCGGCTATCGAGCCACGCCACACCGCAGTAGCCGAGGACGTCATCGCGCCGCTCGTGGTGGACGATTTCGTGCGCAACAGTGCACCGCGCTTCGGCCTGGTGCAGGATCGGGTGCACCCGAATCCGGCCACCGCCGTAGTCGCCCCACCCTGTCACGGCGGACGACACGATCACCTCGGCGCCGAGCACTTCGGCGTGCCGGTACGGGTCGTAGACACGGCCCCATTCCATGCGTGTTCCTCCCCAACACGCGGGCGGTGGGAAGTCAGGCGCCGGTGTCCGGGCCGGGTTCGTCGGGCCGCTCGGCCTCGCTGAGCCACTCGCGTTCTTGTTGAACTCTCATTGGTTCCGTACTTGGGCTGTCGGCGACGAGCTGTAGAGGGTTACCCCTGCTAGACGTGGGATGTTTCACGCCAAGATCGGGAACAAGGGGTGTGACCTCCCTAAATCGCGCGTCGATCTCGTCGAGCAGCTCGCGCACCGAGTACGCCGCGAGGCTCTGCCGGGCCTCGCCCGGCGCGAGCAAGCCAGCGCCGACGAGCAACGGCACGAGTGGCTCGCCGAGCGCCTCCGCGACGGCTCGTGCGTTCGGGATCGTGGGCGGTGAGCCGCGGTTCCGCCAATCCGATATGCGGCTCTCCGAGACGCCGGCGGCGCGTGCGAGGTGTGCTGGTTTCCAGCCGCGCTGTTCGAGTTGCCCTTGTAGATATGTCCACCACTGCCCGTCAGCCATAAGCGGAATCCTACTTCCGTGCATGGAAGTAACAACACCCGGCGATGTTCCTCGATCTCGCTACTTGCGTACACGGAAGCGTTGAAACTCGCTTCCACCTGCCCGTATGGTCGATCTTCCTAGGGGGTTCGCGATCTTCTATACGCGGAAGCAGGAGGGGAACGTTTAGTGACATCGCACGTACGTATCCGACCGGATGCGTTGAGCAAGATTGCCACTGCGAAAGGGCTGCGATCGCGGTACGCGCTCGCGAAGTGCCTCGGCATGAGTCAGTCCACCGTCGGGCGGGTGCTCGACGGTGAGCAGTGGCCCGGAAACGAGTTCATCGCCGCAACCATCAACGGACTCGGCATCACGTTCGACACGGTTTTCGAGGTCACCGGTGGTGACGTCGCCTCGACGCCCGAGTGCTCCGGGGTGGCCGGATGAGCGCCGCCGCTGTTCGCGTAGGCACGTTCGAGCCAGGTTCGGCCGAGTGGTTCGCCGCTCGCGCGTCCGCCCTCGGCGGTTCCGAGGTAGCGGCGGTGCTCGGCCTCTCGCCGTGGGAGAGCCGGTTTTCTCTCTGGCACAAGAAGAAGGGCAGCACCGGGCCGACCGATGACAACGACGTCATGCGGTGGGGTCGCTGGCTCGAGGAGCCGATCGCCCGCGCGTTCGCCGCGGCACATCCCGAGTACCGCGTGCGCCGATCCGGGACATGGGCCAGTCGGGCGCGCCGGTGGCAGGTGGCAACACCTGATCGGTTGCTGTCCAGTCTGACCGCGCGCGCATTGCTCGAGGTCAAGACCGCGCACAACACGGACGAGTGGGGCGAACCGGGTACCGACGAGGTGCCGATCTACTACCGGACGCAGGCCCTGTGGCAGCTCGACACGCTCGGCCTGTCCCGCGCGCACATCGCCGTGTTGATCTCCGGGTCGGACTACCGCGAGTACGTCGTCGACTGGAACATCGCCGAGGTTTCCGTGCTCCGCGACGCCGCCCGCGAATTCCTCGACACCCTCGAGCGCGACGAACGCCCGGACATCGACGAGCACACCGCGACGTACCGGACGGTGCGCGCACTGCACCCGCTCATCGACGACGTCGAGATCGAGATCGCTCCAACGCTTGCCGAGCGCTACCGCACCGCGGTCGCCGAGCACAAGGCCGCCGAGAACGCCAAGCGTCGCGCGGCCGCCGAAGTGCTCGACGCGCTCGGCTCCGGCCGGCGCGCCGTAGTCGCCTGCGAGTCCATCGCGATTCGCGTACCGGGCACTGGCGACTCGCCGCCGTCGCTGCGCCCGTCTCCCATCCGTTCGACACCGCAGAAGGTGAGCGCCGCAGCATGACCACTCAGACCGTCACGTCGGCCGTCGCGCAGCAGCGGGACAGCTCGCCGGCCGCGCTGGTGCGCAAGTACCGCACAGACTTCGCGACCGTGCTTCCCAGCCACATCAAGCCCGAGACGTGGCTGCGTATCGCTACCGGTGCCCTGCGCCGGAGTCCGCAGCTCGCGCACGCCGCGGAGAAGAACCCGACATCGTTGCTCGTCGCGCTTCTCGATGCCGCGCGCAAGGGGCTCGAGCCGGGCACGGAGCAGTACTACCTAGTGCCGCGCAAGACCAAGCGCGGTCCCGAGGTCCTCGGCATCACCGGGTATCAGGGCGAGGTGGAACTCATGTACCGGGCCGGCGCGGTGTCCTCGGTCAAGGTCGAAGTGGTGCGCGAACACGACACCTTCGCCTACAACCCGGGCGAGCACGACCGGCCGGTGCACGAGATCAACTGGCGCGCCGACCGCGGCGACCTGGTGCTCGCCTACGCGTACGCGAAGATGCGCGACGGGGCGACGAGCAACGTCTCGGTGCTCTCCGCCGACGACATCGCCGTCATTCTGTCCAAGGCCGAGGGCGCCGACTCGCCGTTCTCGCCGTGGCAGTGGAACCCCAAGGCGATGTGGCTCAAGTCGGCCGCGCACCAGCTCGCGAAGTGGGTGCCGACCAGCGCCGAGCGCGTCTGGCAGCCCGACGGGCCGCCGCCCGAGGTGCCGCCGGCCGCGCCGGTCATCCTGCCCACTACTGAGGACGTCGTCGACGCCGAAGTCGTCGACGACTGGCCAACCGCGCCGGCGGACACCGCGGACGGTGAGCGATGACCGCCACCAACGCGAAGGGGCTCGAGGTGATCGCCGACGAGCCCACCGAGGCGCCGATGCGCGCCAAGGGCGGCGCGCCGGTGCTCTGGCGGCTACTCGCCGACCTGGCCGAGTGGGCTCACGAGATCCGGTCGCGTCCGTGGGAGGGAGCCAAGCCGTGGCCGACCAGCTCGCTTTAGGGTTCGCCGACCGGCACGCTGGCCAAGAGGCCAACCTCGCCGCCGCGGTCGCCATGAACGGCGACTACCGGGCCGAGGCCGAGGCCGCGCTCGCCGAGCTGGTCCGCGAAGGCAGGCCGTTCACCGCCGAGGACGTCCGCAAGGCCGTTCCTAAGGAAGTCGAGCCGCACTCGCCGAACGTCCTTCCGTCCGTGCTCGGCACGTGGGCCGCACGTCGGCTGATCGTGCCTTGCGGCGAGTACCGCAGCCGCCGGCGAAGCCGCCGCGCGAGCCGCAACCGGGTGTGGATTGCTCGCGGACCGGTCGCGGAAACGCTTTCGTAGAACGGATTCCTTGTCACTTTGTTGTCACTTCACGCCCAAGTTCTTCTCTAGCGTTTCGAGCCAACACAGCAACAGGAGCACGTCACCGACCAGTGGCGGGCGCGGTGAAGCACGCCCGCGTCCGCCACTGCATCACTCCAGGGGGACCCGTGATCATCGAATTTCCCAGCACCAGGACCGCGGCCGCGCCCGTGCGCAAACTCGACGCGCTCGCCATCGAGGCGGCGCTCAACGGCCGACGCACGTACGACGATTTACACCCGCGCGAGGTGTTTGAGGTCGTCCGGATCGCTCGCCGCCGCGGCGACACCCTCGACCAGGTCGCCGAACTGCTCGACGTGGATTTCTTCACGATCTCCGAAGAGTACAAAGCGGCGGGGGCCTGATGAGCGTTCAAGCCCTGCGTTGGGCCGCCGAGCAACGGGTCGGCGGCCCCATGCCCAAACTCGTGCTCTACGCCCTGGCCGAGCACGCCAACCGCGACGGCTACGCCACAACGTCACTTACAACGCTCGAGCGTGAAACCGAAGCGTCGCGCCGAACCGTGCAACGCGGGCTCGACACGCTCGTCGAGCGACAGCTCATCGGCCGTACCCGACGCCAGCGAGGTACCGGCGCCGACACGTCCAGCGAGTACCGCCTCATGCTCAATCGACCCGGCGACGGTGCCACACCGACGCCCCAGCGGGAGGGACACACCGACACCCCCGGGAGTCAGAACGACATTCCCCCCGTGTCAGAGCAACACCCCGGGAGTGTCGGACGGACACCCCACGCGGGTGTCACAGCGACACCCCAAGGTGAACCGGAACTACTGAACCGAACTACGGAACCAGGCCGTCACGCGCGCCCCCGCACGCGAGGCGCCACCACCGCGGCAGAACTTTCGGCAACCGCATCTCGGCCCGACGCCTACCGACTGGTGACGTCCTGGCGCGACCAGACCGGCGCCGCCTACCGGCCGGCGACGATTCGCGCGCTCGCCAAGCAGGCCGACGGCATCTTGCGCGACGGTGGCGCACTGGCCCCGCTGCGAGCCGCGCTCGACGAATGGGACCGCCGCCCTGACGCTCGGCCCGGTCTGCTGCCGCACCTGTACGACGACGCGGTCAAGGCCGCCCGACGCATCGAGCAGCCGGCCGCGCATCCCCCGGTGCGCAGTGCTCGAGGCGAGAAAGTCCGCGGGTGGCTCGCGCTCGCCGCCGAGCCCGCGCCCGTCGAAGCCGAACCCGTCGAGCAGCTCGCCGAAGGGATGCGCGCATGAACCGAGCAGAAGTCGCGACCCTGCTCGGCGCTGCCGCGGCCGTCGACCCGAAGGTGCCGCAACCCGATCCGGACGTGCTCACGATGTGGGCCGGCATCCTTGACGACGTCCCGGCCGACGTCGCCGGCGCCGCCGTCCGCGCGCACTACCGGCACAACAGCGAGACCGTCATGCCGGCCGACATCGTCGAGTACTGGCGAACGATCCGTCGCGACGCCGCCGAGCGTGAGCACAACGCGCAGTTGCGAACCCGCGCCATCGAGCGCCCGCCGAACCTGCGCGCCATCCGTGACGGTGTCGCCCAAGTTACCGCGGCGCTCGCCATCACCCGCGGAGTCGATCCCGAGTACGCCGAGGCCGAAGTCGAGGCCCGTCGCACCTACCTCGCCGTGGCGTGCACCTGGTGCAAGGCCCGACCAGGCGCACCGTGCACCGGTCCCGGTGGCAACCCGCTCACCAAGCAGCCCGCGCACGATGCCCGACTCGCCGACGCGCTCGCGTCCACACGCTGAACACCAGGGGGAAACGATGAACAACCACGACGAGACCACCGCTGCGACCGGTCGCCGGCGCCTCCGCGCGCACGCGCGCGTCGACGCCAGCTCGGCGGACACTTCCGGTGCGGGTTACCCCGGACCCGCGCCGGTCGACTCGTCGGCGCGCGAGCAGTTCGCCGCGTTGCTGCGCCGGGCCGGCGAGTACGCACCGGCCGTCGTCGAGGGCGACCTCGGCTGCCGGCTCGGCATCGCGCTCGAGGGGCTTGCCCGGCAACCGGGTACGGGGTTGCTGCCCTACCGGCTTCGTCGGCTCGCCGAGGCCGTGCTCGCCGCGCCGCTAATCGACAAGGCGCCGCAGTGACGCGCCGGCCGTCGTGGCGGGAGCGCGCAGCGTGCCGCGGGCGCCTCGACCTCGATTTCATCGACCCGGCCGACGAGCAAGTCGACCAGTGCCGCGCCGTCTGCGCCGAGTGCCCGGTGCGCGAGCTGTGCCTCGCCGACGCACTCGCTTCGGGGGAAGCGTGGGGGATCTGGGGAGGGCTCGACGCCGACGAGCGGGCCGCGGTCGCTGAGCAGGACGGACACCCCGCGCCGACGGTTCGGCCGGCGCACGGCACGAACGCCCGGTACGCGAAACACCGGTGCCGCTGCTCGGCGTGCACCGCGGCGCACGCCGAGTACGAACGCGAGCGCCGTGCCCGGCTCCGGGCTCGTCGGCGCGGCACGGTGCCGCGCGCTTACGTGCTCGCCGAGCCGGTCCGGTGCGGCCGCACGTGGGCCGGCGCCGGTCAGTACGTGCTAACGCTGCCCGGTCTCCCGATCCCGGCCGAGGCCGAACTCGACGAGCCGGTCGGCGCGGCCGCATGAACGGCACCGGTCGTAGGCTGTCCCGACTCGACACGAAGGAAGGTTCGTTGAGCGCACGCGTATTCGCCCGAAGCACGCTCATTGCCGGTGACCCGGTGAACTGTCGCCACGAACACCCGCACAAGCCCGACCGCGTGTGCCTGCTGGCCAAGGCGCACGGGGGTCTCGGCGCCGCTGCACCGCACCGCTCGGTCGAGGGCGACGAGTGGTTCGACGCCGTGTGCCGCGAATGCCGCGGCGCCGGCTCGGTCGACGGCGTCGAGTGCGCACCTTGCGCCGCCGGCGGATGGGTGCTCGTCGACCAGGCAGCCGGCGCCGCATAGCCGTCGAGCCCGGTCGGTGACACGGCCGGCTCGAAGCTCGAGTGCATGATCGACACGTGCGCCGCTCCGTTCTGCGCCAACGCGACCACCGGTGGCACGGTGTGCCCGTCGTGTCTCGGCCGGCTTCGGTCCGACCTGGTCGACGTCGCCGAGCTGGTCGACTACCTCGAGGACACGGTCGCCCGGCTCTCGAATACCGGGCCGCCGCGGGTCGGCTCTCGACCGGCCGAGACTGGGCTGCCGTTCAACGTCGGCGCCGCCGAGGTCCGCGACGTCATGCACAACGTGCTCTCGACGTGGGTGCGGGACTTGTGGGAGACGCACGGCTTACGCCAGCAAGTACCGACAGGCGAGACCGCGCCGGACGGCTCGCCGCTTACCGTCGCCGAGCTGGACCCGCTCGACCTTGACGACACCGTGCCCGAGATGGCCGCGTGGCTGCGCCGACACCCGTCGTGGGTCGAGTACCACCCGGCCGGCGGCGACCTGGTCGACGAGATCGGCGACGCCGTCGAGCAAGTCCGCCGGGCCGTCGACCTCCCGCCGGCGCGCGTGTACTGCGGGCCGTGCCCGGACTGCTCGGCCGCCCTCTACGCCCGACCCGAGCGGGCCGTCGTCGCCTGCCGCGAGTGCGGGATGCGCCATGACGTCGAGGCCCGGCGCGAGAAGTTGCTCGACGCCGCCCGGGACGTCAAGGCGACCGCGGCGGAGATCGCCCGCGCGTTGCCGAAACTGCTCGGCCGCGAACTGTCGGCGAACACACTGCGCACGTGGGCGCGCGCCGGCAAGCTCGACAAGCGCGAGCCCGACGAACACGGTCGGCCACGGTTTCGCGTCGGCGACGTCATCGACCTAGCCATCACTACTCCAACGCGAAGTCGGTAGGTCAGGGCCAAGCTACGCTCACTGACCATGACCGTCAGAGCGTGGCTAAGTGGACGACCATTCGATCTTGAGATTGTCGCTCACCACTTCGGCGACGGAGACCCAGCCGTAATCTCTGACGAGAAGGACATTTACTACCTCACCTCGGGACATCTCGACGGCCTATTTGACATGGGGTCCCAGTTATTCGAGGCCGCCAAGAGTGAACTGAATTTAATCAATGGCATTACAAGGTTACTTGCCAGCGAATTTCAACCCGTTGATCTAACGGGCCGATTTGAGCACGACGGAAAACAACATGCGATCGTATTTGCACAAGCCGCGCTAGGCTCCCTTGGAGGCTTGACCGCCACAGCCGTCGCCACCGGTGCCAACACCGGAACGCCCAGGCCATCACCGGCTTCCAGCCTGCTCGCGGCAGCACGCAAGCACCCTGACGCAACCGAAGTGCTAGCCCTTCTCTCGGAAAGAACCGTCACCCTCAACTGGTTTAGACTATATAAGGTCTTTGAGATAATTCGAGAGAATGTCGGCGGCAAGAATAAGCTGGTCGAGAAAAATTGGAAATCAAGGCAGGAAATTAGCGCTTTCACTGTTTCAGCCAACTCGCCGCATGTGAGCGGCGGCGCGGCTCGACATGCCCGAATGCCGCCAGGTTCCCCGCAGCAAACCATGACCATTCACGAAGGGCGGGCCATGATCGCTGACCTTCTAGTGTCTTGGTTGAAGTGGTTGGCTGCCTCGGAGTAGCCCGACTCACAACCTCGGCACTCGTCAACATCGTGTAACCCACGAACCGGCCGGTTGTGCTTAAACTGGCGATTAGCAGCGGGTGAGCTGTACCCGCACCACGATCCGACAGCCCCGGACTATCCTCCCCCTCGGTTCGGGGCTGTCTGCTGCCCGGGGGCGAGGTGATCACCTTGCCGCGCAATCTGATCACCGACGCCGACCGGGAGCGCGTGCGCGAGCTGCACGCCGAAGGCAAGACCCGCAACGACATCGCCCGGGAGATCAACCGCTCGCCGTCCACGGTGACCGGCATTGCCCGCGCGCTCGGTCTGTCCTTCGACCGCTCGGCCACTGCCGCCGCCACGCACGCACGCCAGGTCGACAACCGCGCCCGCCGCACGGACATCGTCGGCCGGCTCTACGGGCGCGCCGAGCGCATCCTCGGCCGCCTCGAGGCCGACCGATACATGTTCACCGCGAGCACGATCAACGGTATTGAGTCCAAGGTGCTCGACCACGTGCCGGCGCCGGACGAGAAGGCACTCGCGAGCGCGATGTCGACTCACCTCGGCGCCGCAGCCAAGCTCGAGCAGGTCGACGCCGACACCGGCGCCGAAAGCGCAAAATCGATGCTCGGAGGGCTCGCCATCGCGCTAGGTATTCAGGTTGCTATGGGCCGCTGAATCGCCCGAGTACCCGCCTGCGTGAAAATCTTGACGGTTTAGGCAACCAATGATCACCCACTCTAACCGCAGGGCCATATTCAAGGCTAGTACCATCCTCGCTAAGTAACGGCCGGAAATTCACCCCAACTTCATCGAGATTAATTACAAATCTTTCCCCAGGATCAAGCTTAATAGGCGCGATTGAATTTAATCTACGCGGTGAAAGATAATGAAGCTCGCCACCTCTGCGCAGACGAGCGAAACCAATCCCACTGATCGTTACCGCTAGGCGTCCATTGTTTGCGATCGTCATCAAGTTGGCATATTCCTTGTCGCCATTTTCATCAATGCGTATAACTCCAATACCGATCGAGGTAACTACTCTCGAGCCTGATCGCCCAAAAGCTACCATCTGCCAAACGAGCGACAGACCTGCCACAACTAATGCTAGCCATGCAACAACCGCAGTCATAGCCACAGGATACGGAATAACTTTCGAGCTCACGACCCGAGGCACGGTGAGTCAATGCCGGTCAATCTGCCGTTGTCTGCGGTTCAGGTCGAATCGATGCGCGAGTCGCGTGCCCGGGTGAACATCTGGTCGGGCGCCATCCGGTCCGGCAAGACCATCGCGAGCCTGTTACGCTGGTTGATCTACGTCGCGCACGCGCCCCGCGGTGGACAACTCGTCGTTGTCGGCCGCACTCGCGACTCGGTCGCGCGCAACGTGTTCGCGCCACTGCAAGACCCGACTCTCTTCGGCGCGGTCGCCGATCACGTCCGCTACACCGCCGGCGCCCCGTCCGGCTGGATTCTCGGCCGGCAAGTGTTCGTGCTCGGCGCGTCCGACAGCAAGGCCGAGAAGGTCTTGCGGGGGCTCACGTGCGCCGGCGCGTACGTCGACGAGGTGACCGTCGTTGCCCGGGAATTCTTCAAGCAGTTACTAGGCCGGATGTCGGTTCCAGGCGCGCAACTGTTCGGCACCACTAACCCAGACAACCCTGCGCATTGGCTGAAACACGACTACCTCGACCGGCTCGCCGAGCTGCCCGACTGGCGCTCGTTCGCGTTCACCCTCGACGACAACCCCTCGTTGTCCGCCGAATACCGGGCGAGCATCCGCCGTGAGTACACCGGCTTGTGGTTCCGTCGGTTCATCCTCGGCGAGTGGGTCGCCGCTGAGGGCGCCGTGTTCGACATGTGGGAGCCTGGCCGGCACGTCGTGCCGTGGGCCGAGCTGCCCGACCTGCGGCGCCTGCTCGCCGCCGGCGTCGACTACGGAACCACGAACGCAACCGCGGCCCTGCTGCTCGGCCTCGGCGCCGACGACCGGCTGTACTTGGTCGACGAGTGGCGCCACGACCCCGCGCACGCGCGGACCCGGCTCACCGACTCCCAGCTCGCCGCCGGACTGCGCGAGTGGCTCGACCTCGACCACCACCCGCGCCAGCAGGGCCGGCCAGAGTTCGTCGTCGTCGACCCGGCCGCCGCGTCGTTCCGGGTGCAACTCCAGTCCGACGGCGTGCTCACCCAAGCCGCCGACAACGACGTCGCCTACGGCATCCGGACCGTGTCGAGCCTGCTCGCCGAGGACCGGTTGCGCGTGGCCGATCGGTGCCGAGGCTTCATCGCCGAGGTACCCGGCTACTCGTGGGACGACAAAGCGACCGCCGCCGGCGAGGACAAGCCGATCAAGATCGCTGATCACTCGCTCGACGGCGGCCGCTACGCCGTGACAACTACTGAGGCGCTCTGGCGGCCTGCTCTCGCCTCCGCTTGAACACTGGGTACGCCTCCGGTCGGCCCTGTTTGTCTTGTCCGACTGCCCACTCGGCCAGCGCCCACCCGGCGCGCTCGATGGCCTCGATTTGCTGGGACCAGTCGGCAACCTCGCCGGACATGGCGTGGTGCGTCGCCGGCCAGTTCAGCCGCGCCGCGAAAATGTAGTGACCAGCCGTGTACGCCTTCTGTGCGTCGGCGCCGGCTTGAGCCGCCTTGGCGTCCTTGATGAATCCCACGTTTCTCCCTGCTCTGGTGAAAGGGGGTGCGTCATGCCGTCTTCGTGGCCTCCCCCGCCGTTCGACGACGCGCACGCGCGTATGCGCGAGTGGGATGCCTGGTACACCGGTGATCCCGAGCGGCTCGTCGAGATCTACACCGGCGAACGCCGGCGCGCTGTTACACCTCGACTCCGGCCCTCGACCTACCGCGGCGGCCTCGTGGGCGGGCTCGCCCGGTTCTTCTGGGGCCGCCCGGTCCCCGTCGGCCAGACCCGACAACGACTGCATGTGCCGCTCGCCGCGGACATCGCGACCGCGTCGGCCGACCTCCTGTTCTCCGAACCGCCCCGCATCATCGTCGACGACACCGCGGCGCAGGCTCGGCTCGACCTCGCGCTCAACTCGCCGGCGATGCACTCGCGGTTGCTCGAAGCGGCCGAGATCGCCTCGGCGCTCGGCGGTGCCTACCTGCGCGTGGTCTGGGATGCCGACGTGGCCGAGCACGCCATGCTCGACGCCGTCCACGCCGACGCCGCGGTGCCCGAATGGCGTTGGGGTGAACTGGCCGCAGTCACCTTCTATACGCGGGTGCGCGTCGACGGGCCGGCCGTGTGGCGCCACCTCGAGCGCTATGAACCGGGCCGAATCGTGCACGCATTGCACGTCGGCACCGACACCGAACTCGGCCGCCCTGTGCCGCTCGCCGAGGACCCGTCGACCGCATGGGCGGCGCCGCTGGTCAACGCCGAAGGCAACATCGCCACCGGCACCGACCGGCTCGCCGCCGCGTACGTGCCCAACGTCCGCCCTAACCGGGTGTGGCGCGGCACGCCACAACTCGCGCCGCTGGGCCGGTCGGACTTCGACGGGGTCGAAGGTCTCTTCGACGCGCTCGACGAGGTCTACACGAGCTGGATGCGCGACGTCCGGATCGCCAAGGCCCGACTACTGGTGCCCACCGGGTACTTGCAGGACAACGGCGCCGGCCGCGGCGCGAGCTTCGACGAAGACCGCGAGGTCTACACCGAGTTGAACGCGCTGTCGCGCGGCGGCTCGGACACCCTCACCGTCTCCGCGCACCAATTCGCCATCCGGGTAGCCGAACACCGCGACACCGCCGAGGACATCACCCGTACCACGCTCCGCGCCGCCGGCTACTCGCTAGCGACCCTCGGCGACAACGACGGCGACGCCTCGATCACCGCGACCGAGGTCACCGCCCGCGAAAAGCTGTCGAACCGGACCCGCGACAAGAAGGCACGGTACTGGGCCTCCGGTCTAGCGCACGTCTCCGCCGCGCTGGTCGAGATCGACCGGGCCGTCTTCGGCGGCACGGCGACCGTGCCCGACCTGCCGAAGGTCGAGTTTCCCGACCGGACGCAACCGGACCCCGAAGCGCTCGCTCGGACAGTGCAGGCGCTCGGCGCGGCCGAGGCCGCATCGACCGATGTACGGGTGCGAATGGTTCACCCTGACTGGGAAGATGACCAGGTCGACGCCGAAGTCGCCGCCATCCTCACGGAGTCTGGCCGGACGGTACCCGATCCGGCCAAGTTCAACGGTTCCGAAAAAACATCAACGCAAGCTAACAGCACTTTATTCCGCTAAATTACGCTTCGTGGAAGTTTGAATCTTCTCTAAGGAGTAACCGCTCCGGCCAGGCTGATTACTGCCGCGCTTGAACATAGTTACCACCTTGAAGTGGCCCAAATATTCAAGGTCGGGCGACGAAACAAGCCGGGCAACCATAGGCGCCAGATGCTCAGGAACACTGGCTCGAAATGCGCGGCCGACTTGAGGCGCGAACCGCACAGTACTGGAGGACCACTCCCATCCGTCAACAGTGCCGACGATTGTCCGTTCCGCAACGGCACTAACAGTATCGCCTGCGGCATGCTCAAGCCTGCTAGCCGCTGGCATCGAGAGTCGGACTTCACTGGTACCACGCGAAGCATCTGCCCAATGACCATAGAGCTCATAAGTGGACTCGCGCGTAACCTTCGCGAATTTCGCAAGTGCGTCACGAGCAGGGGACGACAGATCATGCAAAGCCGCATCTAGCACTGCCGATGTAGGCTCGTCATGTTTTTGGGCAAGGTTCATCAGAACAACAAGTCGCCTAAGCGCTATTTCTTCAACAGGCTCAGGCCGCTTTGTCGGAAGGGCTCCGGCCTCAGCTCCAACATCCGGAGCAGCGACTAAAAGCCGCACGCTTCCCAGCGTGGGAGTAACACGCAGCGCACTATTAAATCGCGCTAGGCGACCAGTGCTTTTCGCAACATTTTTGATAACCTCATCTAGAGCCTTGAGAAAGGCTGCGAGCGATCCGGCATTGGTTGTATGCCCTTCGACGCCTGGCCCATCGAGATGAAGATCCAAGACGGAGGTGGGACCGTTGACACGCTCAGCTAAGTCGTTTAGGTGAGCAGTCATCAAGGGACGGCGAAGATCATCAGCGGGCACGCGTTCGACAAGATTCCTGTACCGATCAAGGTCGGTAGACCAGTCAACGACCGCACCAGTGCGGCGGGGCGACCTACGACGATGCAAGGGCTCAGGCGTACTCACGAGGACCACCTCACTTCCACAAAGCCCTTCGCGTCCTCTACCAGTCTCCCTTCTTCGTCCTGCTTTGGCGAGGGAAGCCGCAAGCGCGACCAGTTTTCATGCCAGACGTCGAGGTCCTCCACCGTAACCGCGTGACCTGCGGTATCAGGCGGGAAGTACATGAGGTACTTGAAATCGGTCAGGTGATCGAGCTTCGTGCCACCAGGTTCGTACCGCTCGTCGCACTCCAAGGTGTGAATTCGAGCACCAGCTCCGCTCGGCCCACCGAACAGCGGCCAGCAAGACTTCCAAGCCAGAGCGTCGATCAGGACAAGCGCGTCCAGATCATTTGGCTTGTCACTGCCAGTGACGAAAGATCCGTTGATCCAGACAGCGAGTAGCGGTATGCCCTCCGCAGCGAGTCGCTCTAACCGGGAGCGAGCGAGCAGCAGCATCGAACGTCGATACGGCGAGTGACCGAAAAGTTTCTCCATCTCGTCCCAGCTAGCGGGATGAGCTGTGTCCGACCAGGGCAGGACTAGCTGACTGGGGTCGAAGTCGGACCGCTCGAGTGACGGAAGCATCTTTGACCCCTCTCAATCGCAGCCCGACGCCTGAAGATCGCTACCCGGTTGCACACTGTTACCGATTGGTTCATTACACGATAGTCACGACTCCCAGCTCGGCGCGTTGACGAATTGGGGGCTGCCGATGCCGTGGAAGCCCCCACTCGAGGTTGACGCTGCCGACGTCGTCGAGCAGCTCGCCGCGGACATCCTCGCCCTGTACACGCAGGCCGAGGCGCGGTTGCTCGGCGACATCGCCCGCCGGGTCCGCGCCGAGCAGGACGTGCCCGAATGGGCCGCGCAGAAAACCGCCGCGGCGCGCGAGCTTCGGCTCGCCGCCGAGCGGATCGCTACCCAGGTCACCGGGCAGGCAGGCCAGGCGGCCGCCGATTCCGTGTTCGCCGCGTGGCAGGCCGGCGCCGAGCAGGGGCTCGCGCAGCTCGCCGAACTCGGCGCGCTGTCGTCCGAGCAGCTCGAGCAGCTCGCCGGCGTAGTGCCCGGAATGCAGGCGGCCGCCATCCTCGCCGCGGACCTCACCAGCCGACTCGAAGCGCTGCCGCTGCGCGTCTTGCGCTGGCAGCAGGACGCCTATCAAACAGCGGTCGCCGCCACGGCGCCCGATCAGTTGCTCGGTACCAGCACGATCCACTCGGCGCAGCGTGCCGCGTGGGATCGTCTCGCCGCGCAAGGCGTGACCGGGTTCGTTGACCGCGCCGGCCGCGACTGGAACCTCGCGAGCTACGTCGAGATGGCCGTGCGCACCGCGACCGGGCGCGCGTGGAACGACGGTCACCTCGCCCGGATGGCCTCCGCCGGCGTCGAGCTGGTCACGATCGCCCGCTCGCGTCATGCCTGCCGACTCTGTACCCGCTGGGAAGGGCGGGTGTTGGCGCTGTCCGGCCCGCCCGGCGAGCGCCAGGTCGAGCACACCCTCACCGACGAGACGGTCTCCGTCGACGTCGCCGCCACCGTCGAGCAGGCGCGGCTCGAGGGGCTCATGCACCCGAACTGTCGGCATCAGTTCGTGCCCTATCTGCCGGGCGTGACCAAGCTCGACGAGATTCGCGAGCACGACGCCAAGGCCGAGCAGGACCGCGAAGACCTGCGCGCGCTCGAGCGCAAGGTGCGCCGGAACAAGCGCAAGGCCGCGGCCGCGCTCACCGACGACGAGCGCCAGGCCGCCGAGCGTCGGGTGCGCGAAACGCAAGCCGAGATCCGCGAGCATGTGAAGCGGACCGGGCTCAACCGCAAGCGCTACCGCGAGCAGGTCAACCTCGGACACGGCGACCTGCGGGCCGCCGAGCGCCGGCGCGACCAGCTCGCCGACCAGGTCACCGAAGGCAGCGCCGAGCAGAACCGGCTCGACGCCATCGACGACGAACAGGCCCGCCGGCGCGCGGCCGAGCGGCTCGCCGCGGAGAAGGCCGCGGCCGACAACGCCATCGCCGACGCGCTCGCCGCGCAGCACCGCACGCCGGCCGAGCTGAGCGACGACGAACTCGCCGTCGCCGACCGAGCGTTCGCCGAGCGCGCCGAGTTGCTCGGCAAGCCCGGCCAGGTCAGCCGGACACACCAGGCCGTACGCGACGAGATCGAACGGCGCGCCGCGCCGCCGGCCGCGTCGGGCGACCTACGGGAGCTGTCCGACGAGCAGCTCGCCGACCGGCTCGCCGAAGTCGGCGACGACGAGGAGGCCGTCGAGGCAGTAATCGCCGAGCTGGAGCGGCGCGAAGCCGACCAGCAGTACGCCGACGCGGTCGCCGACGAGCCGGACGCCGAGAAGTGGGCCGAGGTCGACCGGCTCGTCGAGACCGGTCTCGACTACGAGCAGGCGTACGCCGAGGTGTTCGACAAGGACGTCGAGAAGATGCGTCGCGAGGACGCCATCGCCCGACTTCGACGCGAGGGCTACCGCGGCCGCGGATTCGACGAACTCGCGCGCGCTGCCTATGCCGATCGCCTCGAACGCGACTACTTCGCCGCCGAGGCCGCTACAAACGGGTTCCTGCTCACGCGGGAAGGGCAGCAGGGCGGGCTCGATCCGCGGAACCTGTGGCGCCAGAACGAGAATTACGCGCGCCGGTGGGCGTCCGACGAGTTGAAGCAGTGGTGGGACGAAAACGGTAGGGTCACGTTCGACCAGTTCGCCGACGAGTTGCTCGACGGCGGCAACGGAGAACGGTTCCGCACCGGGGGTGAGTCGTGGCAACAGTGACCGCCGAGCAAGTCCGCGCCGCCCGGGAACAGGGCTACGCCGCCGGCTACGGACTCGCGCCACCGACGCCGAACCCGTACACGCCAACGCATACGCCCGAGTGGCTCGGCCCACGGACGCCTGCCGAGCGCGCTCATCGGGAAAACGCCGAGCGTGGACCGCTTGCACTCGCGCGAGTCTGGCGGCAGGGCTACCAAGACGGGCAAACGGTCTACGCGCGCGAACACGCGCCGGGAAGTACGTCCTAGGACGGTTCGGCAGAGCCACCGTCGAGGAGTTCTCGTTCCCAGTCCTTGAGTTCCGGCTCGACCTTCGGTGCCGACGGACGGCCACCGCCCACCCCGCGCCCTGGCATTCCCGCTCGCCACCGCTCGATCTCTGGCAAGCGTGCCGGCAGCCAGCCGGGCACCCCACCGTCGATTTCGACGTCGGGTTCAGGGAACGGATGCGCCGACTCGGCGGGGTACCGGCCGCGCCACTTGTCGACCGCATGGCGTGTAACGCCGAGGCGCTCGGCAATGCCGTTTACGCCAAGGTGACGAACGGTGCTCACGAGAGCACCGCCCCACCGAACAGCTCATCGCGCACGTACAGCGACAGCGGGCCGACAGGTTCCGGCCACTTGAACGGCGCTGGTTCGACGATCACACGCTCGGCGGCAACCTCGGCGCACGCCTCCCAGATATCGACCTGCCCCGGGACCTGGTCGGCGACGTACTTGCGCATGGCCTCGGCCTCAAGCAGCGGGCCGACCTCGAAAAGTGCCTGCATGTTCTTCCCCTCTCAACGTTGTCTCCGATTTCGACAACGTTAGAGACCAACTGAAACCTTGTCAAGAATCGAGACAAGGTTTCTCGCTCGGCCGGGCGCCGAGTCCCCACCCACGACCGCCCAGGAGGCAACCGTGTCCGCACCCATCACCCCTGCCGGCGCTGCTGGCGAGACGTTCGGCACACCCGGCGAGCCCAACACCGCCGGCCAGCCGCCCAGCACCGAGCAGGCACCGGCCGCCGGCCAGCCGAGCGCACCGGCACCAGCCGAGCAGGGACCAGCCGCGGACGAACTTGCCGCGCTGGACCCGGCGACGCTGGCGAAGATGGTGCGCGACCTGCGCACCGAGAACGCCGCGGATCGCACGAACGCGAAGACGAAGGCGGCCGACGAGGCGCGGCAGCAGCTCGCGCAGGACATCAGCAAGGCCCTCGGCCTGGTCGCCGACGACGACAAGGCGGACCCGGCCAAGCTCGCCGAGCAGGTCACCGCCGAGCAGCAGCGCACCCGCGCCGCCTCGGTCGAGCTGGCCGTGTTCAAGTCCGCCGGCCAGCTCGGCGCCGACCCGGCCGCGCTGGTCGACTCACGCGCGTTCGTATCGGCGGTCGAGCAGCTCGACCCCACCGCGGCCGACTTCGCCGACAAGGTCGGCGCAGCGATCACCAAGGCCGTGACCGACAACCCGAAGTTGCGCGCCGCCGGCCAGGCGCCGCCGCGCAGCAGCGGGCAGCACGCCGGCGGGCCCGGCGAGAAGCCCGCCGCGAAGTCGCTCACCGACGCCATCTCACGCCACTACGGCAACTGACCACTAGGAGAGTTCCATGCCCGTGACCTTGGCCGAAGCCAAGAACAACGCACAGACCGACTACGACCCGGCCGTGATCGACGAGTTCCGAAAAGAGTCGGCGATCCTCGACTCGCTGATCTTCGACGACGTCGTCAACCCCTCCGGTGGAGGCGCAACCCTCACCTACGGATACCGCCGGCTGATCACACAGCCCACCGCGGATTTCCGCGCGCTCAACTCCGAGTACGCGCCGCAGAACGTCACCACCGCGCCGTTTTCTGTCAACTTGGCTGTACTCGGTGGCGCTTTTGAGGTCGACCGGGTCATCGCCAAGGTTGGCCCTGCCGCGTCCGCCGCGGTGTCGTTGAACATGTCGCAGAAGATCAAGGCCGCGAACACCCGATTTCAGGACGCGGTGATCAACGGCGACACCGCCGTCGACACCAACGGGTTCGACGGGCTCGACAAGGCGCTCGTGGGCTCCACCACGGAGTTTCGCGCCGGCCAGGTCACCGACTGGACCGACTTCGACACCAACGCGCGCGCCGAGCACAAGGCGCTCGACGCCGTCGACGAGTTCCTCTCGCTGCTCGACGGCACGCCGTCGGTGGTCATCGGGAACGCGAAGTCGCTTGCTCGAGTCCGGGCGGCCGCGCGCCGCGCCGGCATGTACACCCGCGACCCGGTCGAGGGGCTGATCGGCGTCAACGGCCGGCCGGTGGTCCGCGAGACCTACGGCGGGGTGCTGCTCGTCGACGCCGGCGCGAAGGCCGGCACGAACAACCCGATCGTGCCGATTCTCGGCCGGACCGTGGGCGGCACCGCGGCGACCGGGCTCACCGACTTGTACGCCTACCGCGTGGGGCTCGACGGGTTCCACGGGGTCGCGACCGTCGGCACGCAGCTCGTCGAGAGCTGGCTGCCCGACTTCACCGTCGCCGGCGCGGTCAAGAAGGGCGAGGTGGAGCTCGGCCCGGTCGCCGTCGCGCTCAAGGCCACGAAGGCGGCCGCCGTCTTCCGCAACATCAAGGTGCAGTGATGCCACGACACATCATCGAAACCCCGGTCGCCGACTACACGGGCACCGTCGCCGGTGTCCGGCTCACCGCCGGCCGCGGCGAGGCCGACGACGAGAACGCGGTCGCCTACTTCCAGCGGCACGGCTACACCGTGACGCCGGTCGAGGACGACGTCGAACCCGCCGAGCCGGCCGTCGACGACCCGCCAGCCGACACCGCGCCCACCGACGAGACGCCGCTCGAGACCCCGCCGGCCGAGCCGGAAGGAACGAAGCGCACCAACCGCCGCACGCCGGCGAAGTAGCCGCCGCGGCCGGCACCCGTGCCCCGACCGGGCGCCGGCCGCGGCCTCCACCAACGAGAAGGGGTCGCCGTGGCACGCGCGTACGCGACCGCCGAGGACTACGCGAACTGGCTCGACATCACCACCCCGCCCGAGGGCGTCACCCGGCAGCTTGCCCGCGCGTCACAGCTCGTCGACTGGCTGCTCGTCACCGCGGTCTACCTCACCGACCCGGCCGGCTACCCGTCCAACCCGGACGTGCGCGCCGCGGTACGCGACGCCACGTGCGCCACCGTCGCGTGGTGGGAAGACACCGGCGACGACTCCGGCGCGGCCGCCCGGTTCACCTCCGCCGGCATCGGGTCCGTGAACCTCACCCGAGCGACCACCGCGGCCGCCGGCACACCGAGCGGCGCGCAAGCTGCCCGGCTTTCGCCAGAGGCCATGCAGATACTCACCGCGGCCGGCTTGCTCGGCGACTGCCCGGTCGAGCAGGAGGTCACCCGGTGGCGCTGACCATGCCCGCGTTCCTGCTCCCGCACACCGTGACCGTCAAGCCCTACACCGGCACCGGCGCGTACGGCCCAACCTTCGGCCGGCCGTTCTCTGTCCGCCGCGCCTATGTCGAGGACCGCCGGCGCCTGGTCCGCGCATCCGACGGCGCCGAGACCATCAGCGAAACGACCGTGATCACCAGGCCCGACCCCTCCGTACCGGCCGGCTCCGAGGTCACCGTGTGGCCCGGCACACCGGCCGAACGCACGGCGATCGTGATCACCGCGAGCACGTTCGACCACCCCAGCGCCCCGGCGCACCTCGAGATCACCCTCACGTAAGGGAGGTACCCGCCGTGCGGCTCAAGACCGAGTTTCACTGGCAAGGCGATCACGTCCTCGAGGACTTCACACGCGGCGCGGAGAAGGGCGTCAAGCTCGCCGCCGAGCACGTCCGCAGTGTCGCCGTGAACCGGGCGCCCAAAGACACCGGCGCGCTCCGCAACACCGGCACGGCGACCACCGACGGGCTCAACGGCGCCGTCTCGTTCGACACCGAGTACGCCGTGCGCCAGCACGAAGAGACCACCTGGCACCACGAAGACGGCGAAGCGAAGTACCTCGAGACCGCGCTCGACGACGAGATCGACGTCGCCCGGCAGATCATCGCCGCGCAGATCCGGAAGGCCACCCGCTCATGAGGTTCGTCGTCGAGTTGGGCGACCTCATCGCGCGACACCTCGCCGCGGCCGGCGTCGGAACCTACCGGGTCGACGCCGGCTACGCGGCCAACGAAACCGGCATCGTGTTCGGTGGCCTGCCCGCCGACCCTCCGAGCGCGGTCGCCCTGCTGCTCTACCCGCTCACCCACGACACTGACGCCGACGCCGAGTACGGCCTGCGCATCCGCTTCCGCTCCGTCGGCCACGACCCGCGCGACCTGTTCGACCTCGTCGACGCCGCGTTCGACGCGCTCGCCGGCGCCGGCGAGCAGCAGCTCGGGCTCGGCGTCCACCTGGTCACGCGCGAGACCTCGAATCCCAGCGGCATCGACCAGAACGGCCGCTACGTGCACACCGACACCTACCGGATTCAGGCATACCATCCGACCAGATATCGGCCGTAAGCCAGACTGGTTACGGTATATCCCCATGCAGACATCACAAGTGTCAATATGGGTTCCCATTGTTGTTGGAGCCATTGGACTAATTGGCGTTCTCCTTGGGCAACTCATTAACGGCTGGCGCGATAAGAACAAGGTGCTACAAGAAGAGGCATTCAAGCGAGCGGCCATCTGGCGCGACAAGAAGGTCGAAATATACGTCGAACTTATCGACCTATTTCAGAAGAACTCAAACCTTGCTTTGAAGATAGACAGCAAGGTTTATCCACACGAGGACGTTATGGACTCGATCGAGAAGTTCGCGAAGAACGGGGACAAGACAAAGAAGTTCCGCCCTCGACTTAGGCTCATGGCACCGAAAGCGGTCTACGACGCGTACACCTCGACAGTCAACGCCTATTCGGACTTCTTCCAAAAAGGCGTAGAAGAGTACATGAATGCTAGGAACCCCGATGCCGACCTGAGCGACGAGGTTTCAAAAATGTCCTCCGCGAACATGAAAATGCTCGCACAGATGAGGATGGATCTCGGTATCCCATACCCCTAGCACTGGAGTTTCTATGGCTTTACGGTCCATGCTCGCCAGCGATTGGGCGCTCGACGTCGACACGGCCGCTAGCGGCGCCACTGCTCCACAGTGGACGCCGGTTCGTGGCCTGTCGAACTTCTCGGAGAGCACCGACGACAACACCGAGGACGACTCGACCAACGACGCGCCCGGTTGGGGCGCGGACGTCATCACGCAGCGGAAATGGAAGGTCGAGGCCGAGGGCAAGCGCAAGCGCGACACCGCGGCAACCGCCTACACCTCCGACCCCGGACAGGAGTTCATCCGCAAGGCCGCGCGCAAGGTCGGTTTCTCGGCCGACGTGCACGTGCGGTGGTACCGCCGCGACGGCTCGCCGGACGCGTCCGAGGGCTACGCGCAGGTGTCCGAGTTCACCAAGGGCGGCGAAACGACCGACCTCGAGCCGTTTAACTTCACGTTGCTGGGCCAGGGCGAACCGCTCGAGATCGCCAATCCCGTGACCACGCCACCGGCCGGCGGTGCCTCGGTCACATCGACGGGCGGGGGTAAGTGATGGCGTATCGGGATCTCGACGAGCTGCTCGACGGCAGGCTCGAGCTGCCCATCGGCGGCACGGTCTACGCCGTTCCGCCGGTCGACGCCGAGACCGGTCTGCGGTTGCAGCGGCTTCACGACTGGATGTTCGGCGTGGCGGCCGCGGTCAAGGCACACGAGGACGACCCCGACGCCGGCGAGCTGTCGGTGCCGGAACCGGGCGGCGAGCTGCTGTCGGACGCGCAGGAAATCGACATGTACCGCAAGTCGCTCGGCACGGCCTACGACGAGATGGTCGCCGACGGGGTCGCGTGGCCGCGGTTCAAGGTCGCCGGGATGACCGCGTTTCTGCACCACACGCAGAGCCCGGAGGCCGCCGAGGCGTACTGGAACACCGGCGGCCGCCCGGAAGCCTCGGCGGGGAATCGGGCGAGCCGTCGCGCGGCGGCCCGATCGACCCCGCAACGGGCATCCGGGAGTGGTACGACCCGGACACGGAAGGCGGCGCCGGCGACGGCCCACGCTGGTCGGACATCTTCGCGCGCTGGTCGCTCGTCGAGCTAGACCTGCACGAGGTCTACGGCCTCGACCTCGAGGTGCCCGGCCTGCTGCGCGCCCGCTCGTGGCGTTGGCTGCGTATCCGCATCGCCGGTTTGTTCTCCACCGACGCGAGCCGGCTACGCCGTGCCCTCTACCCGGAGCCTGTTAACGCGTTAGGGCGTTAACGCCCTAACGCGTTAACAGGCTCCGGAGCACCAAAGCCGCCCCGCCCGTGACTGACCAACGGGCGGGGGTGGTCGCGTGGCGCTCACCATCGGCGAGCTTGTCGGGTATCTGCGCGTCGACGACAAGGGCGTCGCCGGCAAGCTCGCACAGGCCCGCGCCCGGTTCGCCGCAGCAGCACGTGACACCGACGTCTACGACAACGCGCTCATGCGCGCGGGCAAGTCCGCCCGCGACATGGCGCTGTCCGCCGGCGCGAGCGCACTCAAGGTCGGCGCACTCGCCGGTGCCGCGAACCTTGCCGGCGGCGCGCTCGGCGCGCTCGGCGGCGGCATCGTCACCGCGTCGGGCGCGCTGCTGATCCTGCCCGGTGCCGCGGTCGCCGGCGGTGCCGCACTGGCCTCGCTCAAGGTCGGGTTGTCCGGCTTCGGCGACGCCTTGAAGGCGATTGACGATCCGGCGAAGTTCGCCGAGGCCACCGCGAAACTCGCCCCCGCCGCGCGCGACACGGCGAACGCCGTGCGCGACTTGGCGCCAGCGTGGGACGCGGTCAAACGCTCGGTACAGCAAGAGCTTTTCTCCGAGATGGGCGACGTGGTGCGCCAGCTCGGCGCGCAGTACCTACCGATCCTTAAGCGCGGTATGACCGACGTCGCCTCGAGTTTCGGCGTCGGCGCCGCCGGCCTGGCCGCGTTCCTGCGCGAAGCGCAGACCGGGCGCGACGTGGCGACGATCTTCGACAACAGCTCGACCGCGGTGTCGAACCTGGCCGAGGTCACGCAGCCACTCGCGCAGGTCTTCCGCGACGTCGCGGCCGTCGGCTCGACCGTGTTCGCCGACCTCACCACCGGTGCCGGCTCGGCCGCCGAGCGGTTCGCCGCGTTCATCGCCGCGGCCCGCGAGTCCGGGCAGCTCGAGGCGTGGATGCGCAACGGGCTCAACGCGCTACAGCAGCTCGGACAGCTCGCCGGCAACGTCGGCGGCATCATCTCGGCCGCCTTCTCGGCGATGTCGACGAACGGCGTGTCGACCCTCGACGTGCTCGTGCAGGCAACCGGCGCCGTGCGGGACTTCCTCAACTCCGCGCAGGGCGCCACCCTGCTACAACAGGTCTTCGGCGGCATCGCCGCGGCCGGCCGCGGCCTGGTCCCAGTGTTCGCCGAGATCGGGCGCGTTCTGGTCTCCGACGTCGGCCCGGCGCTAGCCACCCTCGGCCCGCAGGTCGGCGCCGCGCTCGCGTCCCTGGCACCCGCCGTCGCGCCGCTGGGCAGCGTGCTCGCCGCCCTGGCCCCGGTGGTCGCCGCAGTCGCGCAGAGCTTGGCCGGCGGACTGGCCTCGGCCGTGACCTCACTCGAGCCCGCCGTCGTCGCCTTGGCTCCCGGTCTGGCCACGCTCGCGAGCCAGATCGGCACCGTTCTCGCCGCCGCGCTCCAGGTCGCCAGCCCGCTTCTGGCGCTGCTCGCCGGTTTCCTGTCCGACAACATGACGTGGCTCGGCCCCCTGGCGATCGGGTTTGCCACCGTCGCCGTGGCCGCCGGTCCGCTCACGACGCTTATCGGCGGCCTCTCGACCGCTTTTCGTTCAGCGACAACGGTTTTCAACGCCTTGCGGGTCGCAATGATGACCAACCCGTTTATTTTGATCGCAACGGCCGTCGCACTTCTCGCCGTGTTGATCATCTCGAATTGGGACACGATCAAGAACGCGATTGGCGCCGCGCTCGATTGGATCGGAAATTTCATTTCCGGCGCAGTCGATTTCATCGTCGATCTGTTTTTGAACTGGTCGCTTCCCGGGCTGATCATCAAGCATTGGGGCACGATCGTGGCCGGTGTCCGTACCGCCGTGAACTGGGTCCTTGACGCGGTCGCGTGGCTCGGCTCCCTGCCAGGGAAAGTGGCGGCCTGGTTCGGAGATCTAACGCGGTCCGCGATCGGCAAGGCGGCCGAGCTGGTCAACTGGCTACGCGGCTTGCCGGGGCGCGTGCTCGACGGACTCGGCAATTTCGGCTCGCTTCTACTGAACGCCGGACGCGATTTGCTTACCGGTTTGTGGAACGGGATTCAGAATGCGGCGAGCTGGCTCAAAAACAAGGTACTCGGCTTCTTTGGCAACTTGCTTCCGGGATGGGCTAAAGACATTCTCGGGATCAACTCACCTTCGACCGTATTCGCTGGCATCGGCCGATGGATTCCGCCCGGTCTGGCCGGCGGCATCGACAAGGCGGCCGGCGTCGCGCTGCGCTCGGCGTCCGATCTCGCGACCCGCGTGTCGGACACGATGGCAGCCGGTTTGACCACACCGGCGCTCGCGTTCGCCGGATCGCCCGGCACCGGCGCCGCTGGTGCGGCAGGCGCGTACTCGGCGAACGGCACCCGGGCGACCGTCCACATTGACCAGTTCCACGCGACGCCGGCACAGTCGCCGGCCGACATCGCCGGTGAGCTGGACTGGTTGAGCCGCGGGGGTGGGTAGTGGCTGCTGGGGACCTGATCACCCGCGACGGACAACTCGAGTGGCGCGGCATCCTGCTCGGCGCCGGCACAGCCTACGGGTGGCGCGCCCTCGAGGGATGGCTCGACCTGCCGCAGATGCGCGGCGGCGACGTCGACCGGCCCGGACAACACGGCGCGTTCCCGGGGCAGTTGCTCGCGCAGTCGCGCACGATCTCCTACTCGTTCGTGATCTCGGCGCGGCGCGCCACGCGCGAGCAGTTCACGGCCGCGGTGGACCTGCTGCGCGCGGTAACGACGCCGACCGAGAACCCCGACGAGGAAGCACTCGTGATCCGGCTCGCCGGCCGAACCTGGCAGGCGCTCGCCCGGTGCACGCGCCGGTCGGTGCCGACCGGGCTCGCCTACGACGCCGGCTACATCGCCGGCGCGGTGCAGTGGGTCGCCACCGATCCGCGGTTGCTCGAGCTGCCCGGCTACACCGCCTCGACCACGCTCGGCGCGGTTGGCACCGGCGGGCTCGCCTTCCCAGCGCGGTTTCCGATGCCGTTCGGCGCGGCCGCCCGCGGCGGAGTCATCACCTGGACCAACACCGGCACGGCCGAGGCGTGGCCGGTCTGGCGCATCGCCGGCCCGGTCCGCGGACCCTCGATCACCCGGCGCGACACCGGGCAAGCCCTCGAGTTCGATCCCGACTGGGTCATCCCGGCCGGTCAAGTCGTCGAGGTCGACACGCTCGCCCGAACCGTGTTGTTCGTCGGCAGCAACGTCTCGGCGTCCGATCGCCTGTTCACCCGTGGATGGTTCAGCTTCCCACCAGGCCGCGAAGTACAGGCCGTTTTTGCTTCTGCCGCAACGAGTTCCGACTCACGCCTGTCGGTGACCGTGCACAACACCGCGATGTGAGACGGAGGTTTCCCCATGCCTGAAAGGAATTCGTGGGCCGTCGGTTCCGACACCGCGCCACTGATCACCACCGAAGATGCCCGAATTGCGGTGTCCGCGCTGCTCGTCCCGGGGCCAAGCGGGGTCACCGCGCGCGATGGCATTCGACCCGGACCGGCGACCCCCGGCCGCGTGCACGCGGCCGGAACGGCAAGCGGGTCGATCGTGGTCGAGCCGTTCCAAGGCAGCATCCGCGCCTCGCGCGGCATCGGTTCGTACCTGGTGTCGCTCGACAGCCCGAAGACGCTCGACGTGCTCGCCGTACCGGCCGACCCGGCCAACGACCGTCACGACCTGGTGATCGCGCAGCAGTCCGACGAGTTCTATCTCGACACCGCGACGAAGTTCGAGGTTCGGCTCGTGCGCGGGACCGCCTCGGCGACGCCCGGCGACCCTGTCGTCGACGGCTCGCGCGACTGGTTCACCCTCGCCCGTGTCCGGGTGACCGCCGGCGCCGACAAGATCACCGACGCCATGGTCGACCCGCTACCGCCCGGGTGGACGGTCGCCCTCGGCGGCCTGCTGCCCGTGGGCAGCCTTACCGAACGCAACGCGGTCGCCGCGTACGCCGGGCAGGAGGTCTACCGGCTCGATAAGGGATGGACCGAGGTTTACGACGGTGCCGCGTGGCGGGTGCGCGGGCAGGTGACCGCGGCCGCGCTCGCCGACATCACCAACCCATACCCCGGGCAACTCGTCGTGCTCGCCAGCACCGGCGGGCTCTACCGCTGGACCGGTGAGAAGTGGCTGTACGCCGCGCTCATGAGCGGCGCGACCCCGGGCGGCGACTGGACCATCACCACCAACCAGCCGACCTCGAACGCCCCGACCCTGCTCACTTTCCCGCAGGTCAATCGGCCGCCGGTTGGCATCACGCTCGCCGGCGGGGTGTTCACCATCGGCGAGCCCGGTTGGTGGGATCTCTCGCTGAACCTGCGGTACACCATCGTGAGCACCGACAAGTACGCCATGATTGGCGGCTCGTCCGCGGGCAATCTGTTCGCCAAGGACAGCGTTGCCGGTGGCGGCAACAACGTCTCGGCCAACACGTCGAGATGGCTCGACAAGGGCGCGCAAATCCGGTGCTACGGCTACTCGGGCGCGCCGAGCGCAGTCACCAAGGAATCCGCCAGCGACCTGATCAGCGGGTTTACCGCGGTGTGGCGGGGTCCGTGATGCGGCTGCCCACCTACGCCTACTTGGTCGCCGACCTGCGCAGCGGCCGCGTGCTCGACGAACTGCCGCTCACCGGCGTCAAGTACAACAAGCCGTTGAACGACTCCGGGAAGTTCTCCGGAACCTGGGATTTGACCCGGCATCCGTCGAGCACGCGCCGCGACCCGTACGAGCTGACCATGCCGGCCCGCCGCGCGCTCTACGTGATGCGCGACGACCGGCCGATGTGGGGCGGGATCATCTGGACCCGCAAGTACGACAGCAGCTCGCACAAGGTCGAGGTGGCCGGCGCCGATTGGTGGAGCTACTTCGATCACCGCAAGGTGCTCCCGGTCCTGCCGGCCGCGCCGCTTCCGCTGGACCACGTCGCCGGCTTGAAGATGGCAGCGAACGACGTCGAGCAAAACGACCTCGCCCGCGCGCTGGTACAGCTCGCGCAGACGCACGCCGGCGGGGATATCGGCATTGAGTTCGACGACTCGCGCTCGTTCATCTACCGCGACCGCACTTACACCGGACACGAGTTGTCCTCGGTCGGCGAGGCTCTGCGGCAACTCGCCGCGGTGATCAACGGCCCCGACATCATGTTCGGCGTCGCGCCCGGCACCGGCGGGCGCGTCCGCCGCATCATGCGCGTGGGCACGCCGCGGCTCGGCCAGACCGGGACCGCGCATGTGTGGGAGACCGGCGGCAACATCGTCAACTACACATGGCCATCGGACGCAACGCGCATGGCAACCCGCACGTTCGCTAGTGGCGACGGCATGGCCGAGGGAACCCCGATCGCCGTCGCCGAGGACGTCGACAAGTACGCGCAGCACTGGCCGTTGCTCGAGTCGGAACAGGGCTACACCAGCGTTTCCGACGCCGACACGCTGCAAGGCCACGCCGACGCCGACCAGCTCGTCGCCCGGCTGCCCGTCGCCCTGCCCACACTCACCGTCCGCGGGAACACCGCGCCCTACGTGGGGGAGTGGGACACCGGCGACGACGTCCGTGTCGTCATCCGCGACGAGTTCATCCGCCGCGGCCTGGATACCGCCATGCGGATTGTCGACGCGCAGTACGCGCCGAGCGAAGCCGCCGAAACCGTCACCATCACCATGAGCCCGCTCATTGAGGACGCCGCCTAATGCAGGTCAACCAGCCTTCCAACATCATCGACCGCGTCATCGCCCTGGAACGCGAACTAGCCGCCGTCCGCAAAAAGGTCGGCCTGTCCTCGGCCATCATCACCCGCGGCGGCTTGACCCTCGCCGACGACAGCTACATCAGAATGACCGACTCCGACGGCGTCGGAATCCTCTACATCGGCCCGGATTCCGAAGGCAAGCAACGGTTTGTACTCCGCCGCGAGGGTGGCGCAACCCTCATGTTTACCGCCGGTTCGGCGCAGTTCGGCCGCGACTACTGGGCGATGACCGATTCCTCGGGACGCATCATCGTCTCCGACAGCGCCGAAACCGGCATCGGCCTGGCGCGCCCGTTTCTTCCCATCCCGCTGTACCCGCAGTTCGTCCCGCACACCTACACCGAAGACCCCGACATTGGCGAAACGTCGGACTATATGAGCATCAATGTGAGCAAGCTTGCCGGCGAAACGGTGCTTTGGGCAGGACGTGCGTCCGTCTCGCATCCATGGGTCACCATCGATGGCACCTGGGGTTGGGCCATAGGCCAGCCAAACGTGACCTACCGACTCAAATTCAACGGCACCGAAGTTGGCTCGTGGGCTGTCAACGCTGGCGCCGTTACCACCCGGCAAGGCAGGTTCAGCGTCTCGGAGTTCACCGGCCAAGACTGGGTAGACGTCCAGGTGACCGCGTCGGCGTCCGGTTCAGGCGTCATCGCCTGCCAAGTCCTCGGCTGCTACCTGACGTAACCCTCGCCGCATCACCGGCCGCGCCCTGCGGCCATTTCGTCATGCCCTGACACAGCAAGGAAACCGCCCCCGTGAACCTCGCCGACCTGACGGCGCTCGACATCGCCGGGACGGCGGGTGTCGCCGTGGCCGCCTATCTGATCATCCGCCGCATTTGGACCGCCGCCCGCAACGCAGGCCGCGGCCTGCGCAAGCTCGTGCACTTCGCCGACGACTGGTTCGGCGAGCCCGAACGCGACGGCGTCCCCGCCCGCCCCGGCGTCATGGAACGCATATCTGCCATCGAAACCGACGGCGCCGCCACCCGCGACGACGTCCGCGGCCTGGTCGAGCGGGTCGACCGCGTCGAGCACGAACTACGCCCCAACTCCGGCGCGAGCCTGCGCGACGCAATCGACCGCGTCGAGAACGCCGTCGCCGACACCCCGAACACCAAGCCAGCAAAGGAAAAGAGGTGATCCGATGCTCTGGGGCATCGACATCAGCCGCCACCAGGGCGGCTCGTTCGACCTCGCGCGCGCCGCCCGCGAGGGCATCGCCTACGCGATCTTCAAGGCCACCGAGGGCAACACGTGGCGCGACCCGCAGTTCGAGCGCAACCTCGCCGCTGGCCGTGACGCCGGGCTAATCGTGGCCGCCTACCACTTCGTGCGTAGCGATTCCTCGGCCGCCGCGCAGCTCGCGAACATCGCCGGCGTGGTCCCGAAAGACGTCCCGCTGATTCTCGACGTCGAATCCATCAAGCAGAACGGAAAGGTAGTCAGCGCGCCATCTCTGACGCTGGTGCGTGAGCTGTACGGCAAGGTGCTCGCCGCCGGCTACCGCTCGCCGCTGATCTACCTTCCCCGCTGGTACTGGCAGACCTGGGGCGCGCCCGCTCTCGCCGGGCTGCCTCCGCTGTGGAGTTCCCGTTACCTGGACTACAACGGCGGCACCCCGGCCCAGATTTACCAGCGCATCCCGGGCCGTTTCTGGCTCGGCTACGGCGGATTATCCGCGCCGCTGCTCCAGTTCACCAGCTCGGCCACCGTCGCCGGGCACGTACCGGTCGACGCGAACGCCTTCGACGGCACCCGCGAGCAGTTCGCCGCCTTGCTCGGTTCCTCATCCCATTCAGAGAAAGAGATCGACATGCCCGCTATTCCCGTGTCCCTGCCCCACTCGGCCGACTGGAATTACGTTGCGTTGCCGTTCGAGAGTAAGTCGAATTCGGCCGTCGTCGCCGATGGCTGGTTCACGATCTTCGCAGCATGGGGCGAAGTCGAGTACGAGATCGCCACAGTCGGCGGCGGCCTGAACCTGGTCGGGCTGATCGGCGGGACGCCGACCGCCGGCCGGCTCGCAGACCGGCAGCGCGTCGCATGGCAGGTACCGGACGGAATCAACGGGATCGGCCTTCGCTACCGAGCCCGCAACGCCAAGGGCGACGCCACGAACGGCCGCCTTGGCTACTCGTTCCCGCAGAAGGCGAAGTGACCATGACCGAACCCACCTCGCAGCGCCAGCTCGGCGAGCGGCTCGCCGCGTGGCTGCGCTCGGACCGCGTCACGTCGTGGGTGCGCACCGTCGTTCCCGGGCTGTGGTCCGCCGGCGTCGCCTACCTGGTCGCGCTCGGCCTGCCCGCCTGGCTGCTCGAGCCGGCGAACGGACTCGGCCAGACGGCCGCCGTGCCGATCGTGCTCGGCGCCGTGTATGCCGGCCTGCGCTGGCTCGAGCCGCGGGTGCCGAGCTGGCTCGCGCGGTTCCTGCTCGGCTCGACCCGCCCACCCACCTACCCGCAGGAGTAATCCGTGCCCGCCCTGCACGACGACGTCGTGATCGAGAAGGGCGCCGAGTGGGGTCGAGCGTGGCCGGTCACCTCGGGTGGCCGGCCGCTCGACCTTTCCGGGTGGACGGTGCGCGCGCAGGTCCGCGAACGCATCGACGCCGGCGACGTGCTGCACGAGTGGTCGACCGCGGCTGGCAACGCCGGCACCGCGGACTCGCGGGTCACGCTCACCGTGACCGCGGTGACCTCGCGCGCTTGGCCGTGGCTCGCCGGCGTCTTCGACGTGCTGCTCATCGACCCCACGGGCCGTGTCGCCCGGATCGTCGAGGGCACGGTGCGCGTGTCTCGGGGGGTGACCCGTGACAGCCCTTGAGCCCGAAGCCGGCCCGCCGGTCGCGCTCGACTGGCTCGCCGTCGGTGCTCCCGTCGACACCGCCCCGCCCGGTGAGCCGGGCGACGTGCTCGAGTTCGGCCACCGACACGAGCAGACCATCGCGGCCGCGGTCTGGAACATCTTCCATCCGCTCTCGTTCACCCCCGCCGGCGTGCACGTCATCGAGTCCACCGGCGAGCCGCTGCTCGGCGTGGTCACCTACCCGGCCGCCGGACACGTCCGCATCGAGTTCTCCGCGCCGTGCTCCGGCGTGGCCTACCTGAGCTAGGAGCCTCCGAACATGGCCGACTTGAAGTTCGGCACCCACACCGACCACGGGCTCAACGAAGCCCGCAACCTGGTCGCGCACAAGGTCGCCAGCCTGCCCGCCGGCGCCGAGGCGCAGGTCATCTACCACAACGGGCGGTTGAAGATCCGCGACGCCGCTGGCAACTGGATCGACCCGACCGCCCGCGCCAACCACACCGGCAACCAGCCGGCCTCGACCGTGTCCGACCTGCGCGCGACCGTCACCGCCTACCGGCTCGACGAGTTCGCCGCACCCATCGCGCCCGTCAACGCCGGCGCCCAGCGCATCACCAACGCCGCCCCGGGCTCGGCCGCCAGCGACCTCGCCACGTACGGGCAGCTCCAAGACGCCGTAGCCGCCGCGGCCGCCGGCGTCTCGTTCAAAGCCGCCGTGCGCCTGGCCACCACCGGACCCGTCACCCGCACCGGGCTCGCCGCCGTCGACGGCATCACCCCGAACGCCGATGACCGGGTACTCGTCAAGGCGCAAGCCGACCCGGTCGAGAACGGCATCTACCTCGCCAAGGCGGGCGCGTGGGCGCGCGCTGCGGACGCCGACAGCCCCGGAGACCTGCGCGGCGGCGCCGTCGTCGCCGTCGAGGAAGGCGCCACCAACGGCGACCGGCTCTACCTGCTCACTACCAACGGCAGCATCTCGCCCGGAGTGACCGGGCAGACGTGGGCCGTCTATGGCACCGGGTCGGACGGCTTCACCCTCGCCGGCGCCGGCCTGCTCGCCGTCGGCGCGGACACGATCGCCGTCGGCGCGGACACGATCGCCGTCGGCGCCGGCCCCGGCATCGTCGTCACCGCGGACGCCGTCGCCGTCGACACCGCCGTCGTCGCCCGCAAGGTCGTCGCCGACGTCACCCCGACCGCCGCCGGCCCGGTCACCATCCGGCACGGGCTCGGAAATCAGTTCGTCGACATCTCGGTCTACGACATCAGCACCACCACGCCGGCGCTCGTGCTCACCGGCGTGGACCTCACCGACGCCGACAACGTCGCGCTTTCGTTCGGCGGCGCCGGTACCTACCGCGTAGTGGTGGTCGGGTAATGGCCGGCGCACTCGAGTACCGCGGACCGCTTTCGGTCGACGGGGTCGACGTCGCCACGATGGGGCAGCTACCCGCCGCCGAAGCGCAGGCCACCGACACCACGCTCTACGGCGACCAGATCTCGACCCTTCGGCGCGCCGATGCCATCTGGGGCGAGACCCTCTCGCCCGGCTACCTCACCGTGTGGGCGACCATCGCATCGCGAACGCTCGCCGCGTCCGTTGCGAAGTTCTGCGTCTACGCCGTGCACACCGGGCTCACCGGGTTTGACTTCGGCGTCTACGTCGGCCCGGATGCGTCCAGCCTCAGCCGGAAAGTCACCGTGTCCGGGCTGAGCTGGATCGCCACCGCCGGCATGAGACCGGTCAACCTTGGCGCGCTCGCCGTCAACCGCGGCGACGCCGTCGCGTTCGCCGGGCTCACCACCGGCAGCGGCACCGCGCCGAGGCTCGCCTCGACCACACCAACCACCGGCGCGGGAGCGTCCGCACTGCTGAACGAAACCCCCTACAGCGTGTACCGGTCCGGGCAGGTCGCCCCGTTGCCGTTGACGCTGAACCTGAACGATGCCGTGTGGACCAGAGCAAATCAAAAGTTTTGGGGCTCGCTGCGTTGAGCAGCCGATCAGGCGAGCACAGGCCGCGGCTGGTCGGCCCAGCCGAGCAGGCCGAACGAGTCGCCATTGCGGTAGGCGCGGATGCCGGCGAGAGGGTAAGGAATGACGTCGTCAGGCAAGTTGTTCAGCGGGAACCACTCGACGGCCGAGCATTTGTCGGGTTCGCGGTTGTGCGGTTCCCCGGACCACTGGCGGGCCTCGAAAAAGACGCCGAGTCGCGGCACCGGTCCGGAGTTCGCGACGTGCACCGTGTGCACGTGGCGCAAGTCCGCAGGGTCGACGAGCACGCCGACCTCTTCGGCCGCTTCCCGCGCCGCGGCGGTCGGCAGCGATTCGCCGACGTCGAGCTTGCCCGACGGCAAGTGCCACATGCCCCCGCCGTAGTCGCCTCGGCGTCGGATGAGTAGCAGCTCATCACTACGGACGAGCAGGACGTGCACGTCGATGATGGTGTGTTGGCCGTCGGGCATCCGGCGTGATCCTCACGAGGTGGCGGTGTCGAACCTGCGAGCCCGCCCGCGCCGGTGGGCTCGCAGGCAGGCTACGCCGAGGCCACCTCAGCGGCGGGACCTTCCACCATGTCGGCGATTCGGTCCGCGAGGTAGGCCGCGATCTTGTCCGGCGACGCACCGGCGGTGTCCACGGCGAGCACGGGATACCGCCACCTCGCGAGCCTTTCCGCGGCCTTTTCGTACAGCTCGCTTTCCCTTCGGCTGCTCTCCTCGCCGGTGTGGAACCGGTCGTGCGCGCCGCGAGCGGCGACCCGGGCAGCCGTGACCTCCGGTGGCGCTTGCAGGATGACAGCGAGATCCGGCACGTCAGCCGCCGCGTTGATCGCCTCGACGAACGGCAGCGGCACGCCGTCCATGCATTGCAGCACGTAGGACGAGGCGACGTAACGGTCGCACACCACGATGACGCCCTCGGCGAGATGGGGCCGGACCGCCGTCTCAAGGTGGTGATAGCGGTCGGCGGCGACCAGGCACGCGAGGGTATGACCGCGGTAGGTGTCAGTGTTGTGGCGGGCGATGTGGCCGAGTGTCTCCGGTGTGGGTTCGGTCGTGGCGCACACCTGGTAGCCGTACGTGCCGACGAGGTACTCGCGCAGCAGGCGCGCAGTCGTGGTTTTGCCGACGCCGGCCGGTCCGTCGAGGGTGACGAACGCCCCGCGGTGAGTGGTGGTCACGCGGCCGCCTTCCGGTCGAACTGCGCGCGGGAGATCGTGACGAGGTTGCGGCGGATGTAGTCGATGGGCGCCTCGCTCAACTGAATGTTGACGGAGAAATTGAACTCGTCGCGCTCGCGCATCGACTCGTCGACGCCGTCGGACGTGAGGTCAACGGCGCTGTAGTTGAGCAATTGCTCGGCCGTGAACTTCCCGGACTTCATCAACTCGCCCCAGTCGGGCGTACCCGGATACGGGCGGTACTCGAACGCCGAGGCGCGGAACCGGCCCGGCTGGTTGTCGGCGAGGTCCCACAGGTCGTGAACCAGCCGCACCGTGTCGTCGATCTCGGCACGCGTCTCGGTCGGAAACCCCAGGATGAAATAGCCCTTGACGTTGACTCCGCGCATGGTGAGCCGCTCCACCACCGAGCGCGCCATGTCGGGAGTGATGCGCTTGTCGATCCGCTCGAGCATCCGCGCGTTACCGGACTCGACGCCGAGCGCGACCTCGCGCAGACCGTTCGTCGCGAGGGTGTCGAGCATGTCGTCGCTCATGCGGTTCAGCACGTTGATTCGCCCGGTGGCGTCCCACTTCGCCCAGTCGCCGACGTGGTCCGCAGTGAACGCGGTCATCATCGTTGTGATGACGCGCGGAACGCCGAGGAACAGGTCGTCGACAAAACGAAACGCGTTCACACCGGTGCCGCGAAGCTCGTCCATCTCATTGAGTATGTTGTGCGGTTCGCGGGTACGGATGGTGATATCCGGGTTAGCCGACACCGCGGCGCCGCAGAACGAGCAGTCGTAGGGACAGCCGCGGGCGCCGACCATGTTCGCCTCAAGACGGCCGTTGTCGTAGTGCGGGTCTTGGGCGAGGTAGCCGCGGTCGACGAACGGCAACGCGTTGATGTCCGGCACCAGGTGGTGCCCGTTCTTGCCGATTCCGCCCGTGACCGGCTCGCGCATGATCGGGTCGAGCCACATCACCCCAGGCAGCTCCGTCCGCCGCTTGTGGTCGTCGAGCAGCGCGGCGACCCGCGTCTCGCCTTCACCGATCACCAACGCTTCGCACTGGCTCATCCGCTGGTCGCACAGGATCTCGGCCGGCATGGCTTTCGCCTGGTGGCCGCCGAGCATGAGCATGATGTCGCGGTCGAGCCTCTCGGCAATACGAGCGCTGATCTCATACGTCGGGGCCAGCAGGTTGAACCCGACCCACCGCGGCGCGGCCGCGTTCACCAGGCGGGCGGTCTGCTCGATGCCGAGCCCATGCGCCTCGGCGTCGAGCACGCCGACGTTGAACCCCTGCGCGGCCGCGTAGGTGGCGATGTAAGCCATGCCGAGCACGGGCAACGTGAAGTCATTCACCCGCGGGCGCTCGTCGTAGTCGCGCAACGGCGCGTTGACGAACAGGACATCGATCTCCCGGCGGAGGTCGGCGCCGGCGATCAGGTCAGAGGGCAACTCCGGTTGCATGTCGAACTCCCCAAGCGAGGGTGAGCAGCGTCCACTCGGACAACTGCGCGCCGGCCATCGCTTGCCACAACCGCCCGAACTCAGGTTCGGGTTTCGGCCAGTCGACCGAAGGGGCGAGCTTGCCCGCCCAGGTGCGCACCGCGAGGTCGGCGAAGGGATAGAGGCTGTAGTCGTTGGTGACGTCGGCGACGGTGGCGCCGGCCGTCCACGGGCCGATGCGACGGACGCTCTGCACCGCGGCGACGAGCTGCTCGCCCGTCATCCCGGCCCAGTCGTCGGCCGCCTTGAGGCTCGCCTCGGCAGCCGAGCGCAGGCCGCCGCGGAAGAACTTCATCCGCAACACGTCGAACTCGGCGTCGGACAGCGCGAGCACGGTCTCAGGCGAGGGGAACAACCACGCCGGACCGGCCGCGGTGTCGTACCGCTCGCCGTAGATTTCGCAGAACCGGCGGTAGTTTTCGCGCGCGGTCGCGGCCTTGATCACTTGGCGGGTGACCGCTGTACCGAGCGCTTCCCACACGTCCGAGGTCCGTACGCGCGCAACCGCGCCGTCGGCCCGCAGCGGCTCGCAAACGACCGCGTCGCCGACCAGCGTTCGCGGGTCCATCGTGTCGACGGCCGGCGCGACGTCAGTGTCGCCGGAGAGCCGGACGGTGTCGACCAGATGCCCGCCGGATGGCGACGGCGTACAGATCACCGACCACACCGAGCCGACGGACCGCAGCACGCGCCGAGCGCGCCCGTCATCGCCACGCAGCCATCCGGGGTGGTCAAGCATCATGTTCGGGTGCGCCACGTTCGGCCCTTCTCGTGTTGGTTCCCGGCATTCTCGCGCGGGTGGTGCTCGTGCGACCTCGCACCGTGTGCCTGTCATGCGACGAGCTCAAGCTGTCCGCTCACGCTCTCGAATTCGTCGTCCCCAAACCACTTGATGGCGGCGAATTCGATCGTTTTTTCGCTTTCCAGGTAGAAGTGTTCGAGATACGGGCGAACCAGACTCAAACCAGTTGGGAAGTCGTCGTTAACGGTCAAGCCAAGTTCACATTGGTCGATAATTTCATCAACGACCGGCACATAGACCACCTCCCCAACGTCGATAAGGCCATCAACGACACAACACTTCCCATTGGCAACATCGACACCGAGCGCATGTCGCCCCGCGCTCGACGCGAAAACATAGACGCGCAGAAAAAGAGCGACCAGCGCCATGAGCGTAAGACTGATAACCACGCCAGCAATAGTCACGAAAGACATAAGAGCCCCACAGTCTGAATTTGAGTAGCGCTACGAATGGACTTCGGTTCGGGCGCCAGGCGGGAGCCAAAGCGTGCCCGGAGTCGGTATCACCAGCTTTGGGGCCGCAGGATTGGCGGGGTGTGGAAGATGAAAAATCAGTTCGTCGACTACTTCGACCACCGACCCATCCTTGTACCAGACGTAGTCTTTGCGCTCGAGCAAGTCGACATCGTCCGCAAGCCGCCGCCTACATGCGGTCGCGTCATCCTCGCCCCTGACGATAACCTCGTCCATATAGGGTTCTTCCCAGCCCCGCGAGAACAACATCATTTCCGGCTGCCCCTGCGAACCGGCAAGTTCAATGGCTCGAAAGTTGCGGGAGACCAACTCTTTGAGAGCATCTTCACTCGTCCACATGATTTTCTCCCTTGAGTGCAACTACGTACACGCCGGCCGACAGGTTGAGTGCCTGCCACGCGATACGGTGCAACTTGGCTGCCGGAATTCCGACGAGGATCGCACTAGCCGACAAGGTCGCCACCAGAACGACGCGCGAATAGTCACCAAGAAGGGCGACGATGGAAGCTACAAAGAAAAGAACGCTGAGCGTAAATAGCTTGCCGAAACTTGTCGCCCACCGGTAGGCGACTCGAAATGGTCGGCTTTCGTCGGTAAGTTCGCGCCAGACCATCACCCGGTCACGCTCGGGAATCGACGCCGCCGCGCGCGCGAAAACCTCACCAGTCGTGGCGACCTTCTGACGAGCGGTCGCAGCGTTGGAGCGTGGCGGATGCGGAGCGCCGAGGGGCCTTCTCTCCGCACCCGCCACGAATTCGAGGGGATCGCCGGACATGCCTGCCGGCTTCCGGCCGTTGCGCGACTTGGCCGACCGCTGCTCGTCGAGGAAGCGTGCGCGGTGCCGGCGAGCGTGGCGCAGATACGGGACCAAGGCTGCAACCACAGCAGCGCCAGCAACGGCACCGATCACGGCGCGCACGGCAACCTCGCCGGCGCTCACGCGGCAACCCCGTCAAGCAGGGGCGCAACGTAGTGCGACGTGGCGTTGTTACCGTGAGCTACCTCGTACATGCAATGAGCGTCCGCCGAAGAACCCCCGCGGAAAACGACATCGGCGTATGAGATCCGGCAGGTACAGCGTCTTAGCGCCGGATTCCATGCATGACTTGCATGGAATCCGGCGACATAGCGTGGCGACTCGCATACACTGCGCGGTGAACGATGGACGAGGGGTTACCAGGGTGCGGAGAGCAGCGCGAACCTGTGAGGCGTGCGGCGCACGGCTAGCTCGCGACCGCGTAAGCAACCACTGCGGCATCTGCACTCGTCGGCTGGTCTCGCACGAAGCGCAGCCACAACCCGCCGCGTTCTGGGAAGCGGACAGCATCCGCACAGCCCTCAAGGCGCGTCATTTCGGCTGGCTCTTTGCGGCCTACCGCCAAGTGCGCAACCCCCATGTCTCGCAAGCTGCGCTCGGCATGTGGGTCGGCCTCACGCAAGGGCAAGTAAGCCGTCTCGAGGCTGACGACGCTCGGCGTCCGAGCGACCTGGACAAGCTCGAGCGCTGGGCATTGGCTCTGCATGTGCCACGCTCGCTGCTCTGGTTCAGCGTTTCCCATACGCCCGAAGAATCGGCCGAATCGGCCGCCGCGGTTAGCCTCGATGACGTGCAACGGCGACAGTTCTTCAAGACCGCAAGCGTAGGCGTCACAGCGATTGGCGCGTCCCTGCTCGGCTCGCCCCCGGTGGCCGCGTCCGGATCGGTGAAGCCGAGAAGCACCGACGCCGAGATCGTCCGTCACATGACGGAGACGTTCCGCCAGCTCGACAACCGGTTCGGTGGCGGCCACAGCCGCGGAACGACCACGATCACCAGCTATTTGACCTCGAGCGTGACGCCGATGTTGAACGACACCAGCAGGACTACAGCCGCTCGAGCCGAATTGTCCGCCGCCGCGGCTGAGCTACACCAGGTCGCAGGATGGAGCGCCTACGACGTCGGCAACGCAGCGGACGGGCAACGGCATTTGCGCGAAGCGTTGAAGCTGTCGCAGGACGCCGGCGACGACGCGCTCGAGGCCGAGATGCTCGCCGCCATGTCGCACCACGCGGCGTTCACCCGATCCCGCGACGTCGCGGTCGACATGGCGCTCGCGTCCAGGCAAACGGCGAGGCGTTCCGGTCTGGTCGCGCTGCAAGCCGAGGCAGCCGTGTTGGAGGCGCACGGCCAGGCGCTCAAGGGCAACACCGGGGCGTGCTTCGCGGCGCTCGGTCAGGCTGAACGGGCTTTCGAGCGGTTCGTGCCGGGCTCCGGGCCTGCTTGGCTGAGTTACTTCGACAACGCCTACTTGTCGGCCAAGTTCGCTCATACCTTCCGCGACCTCGGCCACCCTGCGGACGCCGAGCAGTTCGCCCGTCGGTCGCTCGGCATGAGCGAAGGGTACGAACGAGGTCGGTTGTTCAACACTGCCCTTCTCTCGTCGATCCTCGCTGATCAAGGCCGTGTGGACGAGGCGTGCGCCGAGGCGGAGAAGGCGGTGCAGATGAGCAAGACCGTTCGGTCGATCAGGGGCGGCGCCTACCTCGCAGACGTCGGCCTGCGCCTTGCCCCCTACCGCGCCGACCACCGGGTGCGCTCGGTCTACGTACAGATGAAAGCCGTTGGCGTCCCTACGCCGGCGTAGGGCTCAGCGGTAGAAGGCGAGGATGTGCAGTAGCGCGACCTGCGATGCTGCACCGACAATCTCGCCCTTCAAGATCCGTTCTCGGACCGTGTCGAGGGGAATCCAAGCGACCCGCTCGGCCTCGTTGATATCCGCGGGCTCGCCGATGTACTCGGACCGTCGAGCCACGTACAGCCGGTTCTCGGCGTCCGCGCTGCCGACGATGGGTTGCAGCAATCCGAGCGGCTCGACGTCGAGCGGGCGCCAGCCGGTCTCTTCCTCGACCTCGCGCGCGGCGGTCACCGCGGGATCTTCGTCCGGATTGACGTAACCGCCGGGCAGCTCCCACACCCACCGGTCGATGATGAAGCGGTGCCGCCACAGCATGAGCACGCGGTCTTGATCGTCGAGAACGGCCATCATCGCGGCCGGGCGGATGCGAAACACCCACTGCTCGAACTTCACGCCGTCGGGCAGCTCGACCGAGGCGATGCTCACGCGGTCACGGCGCGTGTCGTCGACAAGCCGTTCGCCGTGGATCTTCCAGCGCGTCAGCTCTTGCCCGTTGGGTTCCGTAGCCACGTGGGTAGATGCTACGGCCGACCTTCGGCACCGCAGTGTGAGCTAGCTGACCGAGTCGGGTTCAGGAGGACGGCGAGCCGGTCGCGTTGCTCGGAGCTAAGCGGAGGCGCCTCGGCGACAAGCCGGTCGATGTGCTCGTCGACCTCGGCGCGCTCCGCCGTCTGCGTGCTGCTCGTCATACGTCGACGATCACACGCGAGGTGTCACGCCGCGGCGCGCTCTTTCCATTCGGTCCGCACCGTCTCGGGCGAGAAGTACAAGCCTTTCGCGTGACGACCAGGCGGGCTCTTGAGCACGGTCACGGAGACCATCGTGTCGAGGATGGCTCGGCGCCGACCGATGCTGAGTCCGTCGGACCGGTCCGGCTTGGTGCCGAACCAGACATCCGCGACGTTCGGTGCGCCCGCGACCCCCGCGAGCGGGTCCACCTGCGCAGCGACGATGATGTCGCGCTCGATTGCCTCGAGTCGTTCGCGCGACTTGCGCGTGCCGGTGCGCAATTGCGCCGCGGTAATCGTGCCCTCGGCGAACATCGCCGAAAGCTCGTCGAGTCGCTGACGCAGCACGTTCGCCTCGTTGTGCATTGCCACCGTATCGATCTCCTGTGCTCGATCGCTCGCGACGAGTAGGTCGTGTGCATCCGGCTGTGAGAGTCGAGCAACGAGCAGCTTCTCGACGAAGTTGTCGAGCGACTCAGCGTGCCGGACGACGTGCCGAATCCCGTTCTTCGGGTGCGGGCTTCCGCACTTGTACCCGCGGTAGTCGGAGCGCGCTCCACGTCCGATCTTCATTCCTGGCCACTCACACACGCCGCAGATGTAAAGCCCGGTGCCGAGCCACTTCACGCGGTTGTTGCCAGCGTTGGTGAGCCGCTTGGGGTCCGTAAGCAGCGCACGGAGCGCGTACCAGGTGTCCTCGGGCACGATGGGCGCCCAGACGGCTTTACCGACGATGTCACCGCGATAGACCGACAGACCGGCATTCCGGGGTCGTAGAAGCATGTCCCGATATCCAGGGGTGTCCCATTTGTTGCCTTGCGAAGTCAGAACGTCCCGCCTGTTCGCATCCATGACAAGGCCGCGAACGCTGCCGCCCGCGAGTACGGTCTCGGTGCCCGAGATGATCTCGGCCGCTTCCTCATAGCGGACGGTCTCACCGTCCGACTCGAAGCCGAACGGCCGCAACCCGCCGTTGTACTGGCCGTTCATGGCGTTTTGGTGCATGGCCGCACGGATGCGGTCCGCCTTGTGCTCGCTCTCGAAGCGGGCAACGGCGCCAAGCTGGCGCGCCACCATCCGCCCGGCAGGGGTCGACAGGTCGAGGTGTCCCGCCTTGACGGTGTACGTCATGCAGCCGACCGGCTCGCACACCGTGATGTAGTGCTCAAGTTCGACAGGGGATCGGTGAAGCCGGTCGGTGTGCCAAGCGGTCACGGCCGTACCGCGCTGCTGCGCGACGTCGTCAAGCATCTGGAGATAGTCCGGACGTTTCTTGCCCGAGTAGGCCGAGATGTCGTTGTCGACGTAGACACCGGCGAGTCTCAGCCCAAGACGCTCGTACAAGTCGCATAGGTCGTTGAGCTGGCGCCCGACACCCAGGCCACCACCGATCCGGTCCATGGAGATTCGCGCGTACATGAAAGCCGCTTGGCCATCGCGCTTCGCCAGGGCAAACAGGCGGTCAAGCAGCGAGTCGGGCAAGGTCATCTTGAGGGGAAGCCGGAGAGCCATGTGCCCAGGTATGTCATCAAAGTGGCACCGGGAAGCCGGCGCCCGACGTCTATCTGAAGGCGGCCGAACTGCTGGGCGTGGAGCCCAAGAACTGCGCGGCCGTGGAGGACACGACCAACGGGCTTCGCGCCGCGCTGGCCGCGGGGATGACGGTGTACGCGGTGCCGAATCCGCACTTCCCGCCGGATCCGGCCGTACTGGCGCAGACGACGGTTGTCGCGACGATCACGGACCTGCCGGCGGCGCTGGAGAGCTGAGCGCCCTCATCAAGGCTTGGCGAGACCTCCAGATTCGAGGGCTCGCATGACCAAGCGAGCCGCATTGCGCGCGGCCAAGGCCTGCCGGGCCTCCTTGTCGTGCGACTTTCGCTCCGCGTAATCACAGACACTCTTCGCAACGATCCAGTCCGTGTTCGCCCGACCGGCGGCGGAGTGCACTCCCGCGCCTTCCATTTCACCGCCGATCGACTCGGGAAATTTTTCGAGGAGCGCTCTTTTGAAATGCGAATTGTCGATCAACTTCTCCCCGGACAGCATTTCTCCTGCATTGATCTTGAAATCCAGATCATCGACATAAACATCCCTGAATCGCCCCAGCAGGCGGGGAGAGCATTCCGCGCTCGGCCCACGAGGAGTCACGACGAGATCGCCGCCGGAGTCAGAGCCCAATCGTTGAGGCTCGTAAGAAGTAAGCTTCTCCGACAAAAGCACCTCACCGATAGCCTGTTGCCGCTCGTCCATGCCGAATGCCACGCCAACGCCGATGACAGAGCTCGGTTTCAAGTCCCGGATCGCATCCGTGACCGTCAGTGACGAACCGCCTTGTCCTCCTGATCCCATACTGCATCGAACGTGAGCTACGACAGCACCGGAAATCGGCCCGTAGATCGAATAGGTATTGACCGCCCCGAATTGAGACCTTCCAGAGTGCCCGGCGTCCCGAAATGCTGCACGCAACGCTTTTGTTTCCGCCTCGTTGACGGTAACCAGGAGTACGTCTGCTCCATCCATGCCGATCCTCCCCCTGCTCTCTTCTAGAATATGCCCGAGAACCGGATCCCGCTTGGCGAGCCGCTCCGCAATCCATGCCAAGTGATTCTGAACATGTTCGATAATATCCTCTGGATCAGCTTCCGGTTCAAAGAAATTCGGCCTCCCAGAACCGCGGGTGACTTCCCTGACTTTCATCAGCATTCGCCGCCGAATTTGATGTTGACCATGGAATTCAACTTCGTCTTCAGCCGCGGCCGGGTGTCGTTCGAATTCTGTAAGGTAAAGTCCCGTGAGCAGCCAGCGCACAGTACTTGCGAGCAATTGAGCTTCACTCGACGTTCTGCACTGGACGTACTTCACCCAAAAGTCGGCACCCAGCTGCACCACATCGAATGCCTTGCTCATATTGCAGGCCGCAGCAAGTTCTCCCAAAATATGGATATCATGATTGGGAAAGTCGACAGACAAGTCATCAAAGTCGACCAATTCTGGTATGCCGGTCGCGATGTCGCCACCGCCATGCCTTTGATTGTCAGCCGTGAATCCTCGACTGATCTGACGCCGCACCGCGTACTCTACATGAGGGTTTTCTCCGAGATCGCCAAGAAAACCCTTGAAGTAGCTATATGTGATTGCCTGGGTTTCTCGCCTGAGTATCGCTTCTTGCACAGGTTCGCGCGCCGCATGTATTGCAGGCATGAATCTCCGGTCATAGTTGTGAACCGGGATGGTCGCAGCCCACGAATTCATCGACTGAAGTAACGGTGCCGTGCTCCCACCGGCCTTCGACCATGTCGGAACCAACCATTCCAATCGGTCGCCAGCCTGCGTATAGTAATTCAGATAGCGATCCCTGTCATGAAGATACGCGATCGCGCGTGACCTCTTGAATTCCGCCAGGGTAGCGTCTCGACTTACGGTCTGCATTTCCCCACAGCGAAGGAGCAATTCGAAGTCTTCCCGGGTGCGACCACCTAATCGATGGTTTTCCCAGATCGCGGACAGCCCGCAATAGAGCTCGGACTGCGTGAAGAAGGTTAATAATCGAGTGGCTCTGATCAAATCTTGCTCATGCGGAAACCGACCAGCGGCCTCGTTCAGCTCACGGTCCAGGTAATGAAGGTAGACGGCGTCAGATCGCCGGTGACTCAT